TATTACCCGATCTCGATGGAAGTTATTGAGTGATCTCCTTTCATGAAAATACGCAATGCCATTGTAAATGGCGAAGTCATATCAAAATCAGCAAACGGCCTACGTATTGCTTATGGTAATTACGGATTCTTTATTCGTAATGATGGTTCAAATACATACTTCATGTTGACAAACTCCGGTGACAACATGGGGACTTATAACGGATTAAGGCCATTATGGATTAATAACGCTACTGGCGCTGTTTCGATGGGGCGTGGCCTTAATGTTTCAGGGGAGACGCTTTCAGACCGTTTTGCTATTAACAGCAGTAATGGTATGTGGATTCAGATGCGCGATAACAACGCTATCTTTGGGAAAAATATAGTTAACACTGATAGCGCTCAGGCGTTGCTTCGCCAGAATCACGCTGACCGCAAGTTCATGATAGGTGGACTGGGGAACAAGCAATTTGGCATCTACATGATTAATAACTCAAGGACAGCCAATGGCACCGATGGTCAGGCGTACATGGATAATAACGGTAACTGGCTTTGTGGCTCGCAAGTTATTCCTGGCAACTATGGCAATTTTGATTCCAGATATGTGAAAGATGTTCGACTTGGGTCACAGCAATATTATGGAGTGAACAACTGGCAAACATGGAATTTCCAGTGCCCGTCAGGTCATGTATTGTCTGGTATTAATGTTCAGGATACAGGGTCCAACTCTGCCGATAATATAGCGGGCGTTTATTACAGACCCGTTCAAAAGTATATAAATGGCACCTGGTATAATGTAGCGAGCGTTTAATATGATGCACTTAAAGAACATAAAAGCGGGTAACGCTAAAACACTGGAACAGTATGAGTTAACAAAGAAACACGGAGTTATCTGGCTTTACTCTGAGGACGGAAAAAACTGGTATGAGGAAGTGAAGAACTTTCAGCCAGACACAATAAAGATTGTTTACGATGAAAATAATATTATTGTCGCTATCACCAGAGATGCTTCAACGCTTAATCCTGAAGGTTTTAGCGTTGTTGAGGTTCCTGATATTACCTCCAACCGACGTGCTGACGACTCAGGTAAATGGATGTTTAAGGATGGTGCCGTGATTAAGCGGATTTATACGGCAGACGAACAGCAGAAACTGGCGGAATTACATAAGGCAGCTTTGCTTTCCGAAGCTGAATCCGTGATTTTGCCGCTGGAGCGCGCGGTCAGGCTGAATATGGCAACAGATGAGGAGCGTAGTCGACTGGAGGCATGGGAACGCTATAGTGTTCTGGTCAGTCGTGTGGATCCTGCAAATCCTGAATGGCCGGAAATGCCGCAATAAGTTGTATGAGCTCTAGTGTGGGCTTACATATCTATGGCACAGAGTAAAGCCTAATCTGACAGTCCACTCTGTGCCAGAGGTGGGCATTGCTGATGTCATAAAATATTATGCCAGCAGCCGTCTTAGGGGAGTGTTTACATTTCAATGATCGGGTATGATCTCGGCATGTTAATGGTTTATTACTAAATGCTTGCGCCTATCTTTATGGAGGAGTAATGAGTGGTATTCGTATAACTCAGGCTATTGATAACAATCAGATTTTAGTAAATGTAAATACTTTTAATTATAGTGTTAATCCCTATCCACTCAAATGTCCTGACCCAAATTGCTCTGCTCATTTGGTGTATGTCAAAAGCCATATTCGTCGGAGTTTTAATAAAACCTTGCATATCCCCGCCTTCTTTAGACTGGAAAAAAATTTCACGCATGACAAATTATGCCAGTATGGAACTTCAGGATTGAATACAATTTATGCAAGTGATTCCAGTCATGATATCAGCCGTGCGCTTGCCACAGGTAATAATATATTCCGTATACATATACTCGATGAAGATGATATCTCTAAATTAAGCAGAAAAGCTGCAGCTATGCAGGCAAATCCACCTTCTGATACTACAGACCGCGTTTATGTCAAGAGAGGTCGGAAAGCCCCTTATGTGAAGAACATGGATAGCTTACGGGAGATCTATGAATATGGAAAAGCTCACCCCAACAAGAGAAACAGCATAAAAATTGTTACTGGAACAAGTACTGTAACGTGGTCTGATTTTTTCTATGAAACAACGCAGTTAGAACGATTGTCAACTTACCTCCAGAAAGTAAAAATAGCTCAGGTTGCTGTAATTATGAAAGTGCATGTGGCGAGAATCCCTATGGCGAAATTTAATTATCGACACTTCATTGAAGGTTCGCCAATGAGGATAAAAGGGGGCTTTAATATATATCCTACGATTCAATTAGGAAATGTTACTCCAAAATTATTTCCGTTGAGTAGCATTGTCATGGTACTCGGTAAATTTACTATTCCAACAAATAGAAAAATGATAATGGATCCAATATTTGAGCGTGAAGTCAGAACCATAGTTTCTAGTGAAGAGCAAGTGCTAATTCTTTGAAATCAAGAGGATTTGGCTCGGATGATTATGTGCGGCTTATAACCATAACGTAATGAGCGGATTTTTCTACTGCTTTTTATCATTTTGGTTAACTAAAACTAACCTCTGCTCCTCGCTCAAAGCAGACTGTCAGATTTGATAGCGTTTTGGCTATGTAAATTGTCAGTCGGAAAATGAGTGAGTACAAATCAGGACAGGCGGGCGAATTGCCTGCCTTTTCTTTATCTGTTGTTTCATCCACTGACCAGCCAGGTCAAATAGCGTCTCATGCACTGCCCAACAGAAAATAGTTGCACCCATTAACCACGGAGTTAAACGGATGAGTGACTATCATCACGGCGTGCAGGTGCTGGAGATTAACGACGGCACCCGCGTCATTTCCACCGTATCCACCGCCATTGTTGGCATGGTCTGCACGGCCAGCGATGCGGATGCGGAAATCTTCCCCCTCAATAAACCAGTGCTGATTACCAATGTGCAGAGCGCAATTGCAAAGGCCGGTAAAAAAGGCACGCTGGCGGCATCGTTGCAGGCCATCGCCGACCAGTCAAAACCGGTCACCGTTGTCGTGCGTGTGGAAGACGGCACCGGCGACGACGAGGAAACGAAACTTGCGCAGACCGTTTCCAATATCATCGGCACCACCGACGAAAACGGTCAGTACACCGGACTGAAAGCCCTGCTGGCGGCGGAGTCGGTAACCGGTGTTAAACCGCGTATTCTCGGTGTGCCGGGACTGGACACCAAAGAGGTGGCTGTTGCACTGGTATCCGTCTGTCAGAAGCTGCGCGCTTTCGGGTATATCAGCGCATGGGGCTGTAAGACCATTTCCGAGGTGAAAGCCTACCGCCAGAATTTCAGCCAGCGTGAGCTGATGGTCATCTGGCCGGATTTCCTCGCATGGGATACGGTCACCAGCACCACCGCCACCGCGTATGCCACCGCCCGTGCGCTGGGTCTGCGTGCCAGAATCGACCAGGAGCAGGGCTGGCATAAAACGCTGTCCAATGTCGGGGTGGCCACCCGTAACAGGCTGAAAGCCAGTGTCGCTCCGTCACTGGCCGGAATTAAAATCCCGCACATCGACCAGTCGCAGGAGTCTGATGCGAAATTCCTGACCCGTCTTGCTGAACGCAACGGCGGTGAGGTGTCGGTAAAAATGGGAAAACTGCTGTTTCTCAAAGCGGGGCAGGGGGTGACTGCCAGCGGTAAAAAAATCCCGCAGATTACCCTCACCCGCAGCGACGGTGACCGTCATCATTTTGCGATTGCTGACCGTGGAGCCTATACCGGCGTAACGGCAAAGTGGTTACACACCAAAGACCCGAAGCCGCAAAAGCAGAAGGTAAAACTGAAACGCAAAAAGAAAGAGAAACACCTGCGCGCACTGGAGCACCCGAAAGCGAAACCAGTCACGCAGAAGAAAGCGCCTAAAGTACCGGAAGCGCGCGAAGGTGAATACATGGCCGGTGAGGCTGACAACGTTTTTGCACTGACCACGGTATATGCCACGAAAGCGCAGGCCATGCGCGCCGCTCAGGCGAAGTGGGACAAACTGCAACGGGGCGTCGCGGAGTTTTCCATCAGCCTGGCTACCGGTCGGGCAGATATTTACACGGAAACACCGGTTAAAGTGTCAGGCTTTAAGCGCGTCATAGACGAGCAGGACTGGACAATCACTAAGGTGACACATTTTCTGAATAATAGCGGCTTCACGACGTCCTTAGAGCTTGAGGTCAGGCTTTCTGATGTGGAGTACGAAACAGAAGATGATGAGTGATGTGTTTTATTTATCTATTTGTTTTATAAGGGTAATTTAACTAAAATGGCACCATCAACAAAACCGGAAGAGGTGCTCGCGATGTTTCATTGTCCTTTATGCCAGCATGCCGCACATGCGCGTACAAGCCGCTATATCACTGACACGACAAAAGAGCGTTATCACCAGTGCCAGAACGTGAATTGCAGCGCCACGTTCATCACTTATGAGTCGGTACAGAGATACATCGTGAAGCCGGGAGAAGTCCACGCCGTGAGGCCGCACCCGTTGCCGTCAGGGCAGCAAATTATGTGGATGTGATCACAAAAATAGCCCCTCAGTTGAGGGGCTTATTTATGGTCGATGTGGACGCTATGTGGACAGTGGTTGATATAAATCCATTTATATCATCAGGTTAGGTGCTTTTTTGTGACACCATCCCTGTCTTCCCCCACATGATGTGGGGGTTTTTTTTATCCTCAATTTGCCTGCTGCTTAATGCATTGCAGATGATTTGCTTCCGTTATACTAGCGTCAGTTGATAGCGGGAGTATTTATGAATCAATCTTATGGACGGCTGGTCAGTCGGGCGGCGATTGCTGCGACGGCGATGGCTTCGTTGCTATTGCTGATTAAAATTTTTGCATGGTGGTATACCGGGTCGGTGAGTATTCTCGCCGCGCTGGTGGATTCGCTGGTGGATATCGGCGCGTCGTTGACGAATTTACTGGTGGTGCGATATTCCCTGCAACCTGCCGACGATAATCACTCGTTTGGTCACGGTAAAGCAGAGTCCCTCGCGGCGCTGGCGCAAAGTATGTTTATCTCCGGTTCGGCACTATTCCTGTTTTTGACGGGTATTCAACATCTGATATCTCCAACACCGATGACAGATCCAGGCGTCGGGGTTATCGTGACAATTGTGGCGCTAATTTGTACGATTATCCTTGTCTCGTTTCAGCGTTGGGTGGTGCGCCGGACGCAAAGCCAGGCGGTGCGGGCTGATATGCTACATTACCAGTCTGATGTTATGATGAACGGCGCAATTCTGCTGGCGCTGGGGTTGTCCTGGTACGGCTGGCATCGCGCCGATGCTCTGTTTGCATTGGGAATCGGCATCTATATTTTATATAGCGCGTTACGCATGGGATATGAGGCGGTACAGTCATTACTGGATCGCGCATTGCCTGATGAGGAACGGCAAGAAATTATTGATATCGTGACTTCCTGGCCGGGTGTTAGCGGCGCTCACGATCTTCGCACGCGGCAGTCAGGGCCGACCCGCTTTATTCAGATTCATTTGGAAATGGAAGACTCTCTGCCTTTGGTTCAGGCACATATGGTGGCGGATCAGGTAGAGCAGGCTATTTTACGGCGTTTTCCGGGATCGGATGTAATTATCCATCAGGACCCCTGTTCCGTCGTACCCAGGGAGGGTAAACGGTCTATGCTTTCATAATCAGTATAAAAGAGAGCCAGACCCGCATTTTGTGTATAAAATACCGCCATTTGGCCTGACCTGAATCAATTCAGCAGGAAGTGATTGTTATACTATTTGCACATTCGTTGGATCACTTCGATGTGCAAGAAGACTTCCGGCAACAGATTTTATTTTGCATTCCAAAGTTCAGAGGTAGTCATGATTAAGAAAATCGGTGTGTTGACAAGCGGCGGTGATGCGCCAGGCATGAACGCCGCAATTCGCGGGGTTGTTCGTTCTGCGCTGACAGAAGGTCTGGAAGTAATGGGCATTTATGACGGCTATCTGGGTCTGTATGAAGACCGTATGGTACAGCTAGACCGTTACAGCGTTTCTGACATGATCAACCGTGGCGGTACGTTCCTCGGTTCTGCGCGCTTCCCGGAATTCCGCGACGAGAACATCCGCGCCGTGGCTATCGAAAACCTGAAAAAACGTGGTATCGACGCGCTGGTGGTTATCGGCGGTGACGGTTCCTACATGGGTGCAATGCGTCTGACCGAAATGGGCTTCCCGTGCATCGGTCTGCCGGGCACTATCGACAACGACATCAAAGGCACTGACTACACTATCGGTTTCTTCACTGCGCTGAGCACCGTTGTAGAAGCGATCGACCGTCTGCGTGACACCTCTTCTTCTCACCAGCGTATTTCCGTGGTGGAAGTGATGGGCCGTTATTGTGGCGATCTGACGCTGGCTGCGGCCATTGCCGGTGGCTGTGAATTCGTTGTGGTTCCGGAAGTTGAATTCAGCCGTGAAGACCTGGTAAATGAAATCAAAGCGGGTATCGCGAAAGGTAAAAAACACGCGATCGTGGCGATTACCGAACATATGTGTGATGTTGACGAACTGGCGCATTTCATCGAGAAAGAAACCGGTCGTGAAACCCGCGCAACTGTGCTGGGCCACATCCAGCGCGGTGGTTCTCCGGTGCCTTACGACCGTATTCTGGCTTCCCGTATGGGCGCTTACGCTATCGATCTGCTGCTGGCAGGTTACGGCGGTCGTTGCGTAGGTATCCAGAACGAACAGTTGGTTCACCACGACATCATCGACGCTATCGAAAACATGAAGCGTCCGTTCAAAGGCGACTGGCTGGACTGCGCGAAAAAACTGTATTAATGATTTCGGAAAAAGGCAGATTCATTTAGCCTGAAACCGATGACAGAAGCAAAAATGCCTGATGCGCTTCGCTTATCAGGCCTTGTATTATCCCTCCAGTGCAGAGAAAATCGGCCAGTTTTCTCTGCCTGCAGTC